TAAAAGCAGTCCAAATAACTGGAACAGGATCTGTTTTTGCTGGAAGAACAAGATTAAGAGGAATTATGATGACCAACGATGGTTCATCAGGTACTCAATCTATTACATTACAAGATGGTAATTCAGTAACTCAATGGACTTCTGATTGTCCACAAGGAGATGTATTTGCATTTAATTTACCAATGGATGGTATTTTATTTAAAGATGGAATGACTTGTTCGGCAATTGGTGGTGATATTACTGCAACTGTTTTAATTGATAAATAATGGATAATCATGAAGTTAGGCTGTCAAATAAAAGGCACTAGTAAAGTACTTAAAAAATCTTTTGGAGGAGTGGCTGCAATAACAGATGCTATTGGAGCCGCTGTTCCTGCTAGCACGTTAGGGTCTGGCGTTAAAACTACAGCGCAGTCCCAAGCTGAAAAAAAAGAAATTGAAAAACAACAGACAGAAAAAATGAAAAAAGGAGGTATGCCTCCTCGTAATAAAAAAAATTTTAGATCTACAAAATCTGGAGCAGGAATGACACAAGCAGGTGTTATAGCTTACAGAAGAAAAAACCCTGGAAGTAAATTAAAAACAGCAGTTACAGAAAGTAATCCTGGACCTAAACGTGCTGCGAGAAGAAAATCTTTTTGTGCAAGATCAGCAGGACAAATGAAAATGTTTCCTAAAGCTGCTAAAGATCCAAATTCAAGATTAAGACAAGCAAGAAGGAGATGGAAATGTTAAACTATATCAAACATTATTACGAAAAAGTAAAAGGTAGATTAATTAGTATTCCTAATCAATATCAAGGTATTATTTTATTATTAATTTTATTAACTCTATTTTTTAAGGGTTAATTCCATGCTACAATCCTTAAAGGATTTTATAGTAAACCTATTTTGGAATATTGCATCTATAGTTATGTTTATAATTTTAGGATGTATATTTTTTATTTGTTTATTGTTTATTTTCTTAAAACATTTTTGTTTAACACTTTATAACTTTTTAAATTATGAAAATAAATGAAAATACCAATGTGGCATTACCACTACGAAATTTAATATCCTTAATCATAGCGGTATGTGCAGGCCTATGGTTTGCTTTTGGTGTTATTGAAAGACTTAATCAATTAGAGACTAAAAATAAATTATTTGAACAAGATTTATTAGAAGCCTCTAAACAAAAACCTATTGACCAAGAACAGTTTATGCTGATTGAATACATTACCAAACAATTAGAAAAACACGCAAAAATGTTAGAGGACAATGTTCATACGGGTGTGATGTTAAAACAATACGATAAAGAAATTGATAGATTAAAAAAAGATGTAGAAAAATTAAAAGATGCTACACGAGATATTAAATTTGCAAATGGAAATGGTAAACATTAATGATCGAAATGGTTGTAGCTTTATGTTTATTTTTGAATGACAAGATGATAGAACATTCACATAAAGAATCGCTATCGGAGTGTCTAAAGACGAAAAGAAAAATAGAACGACATAATGATAGTGGTAATTCTTATGTTCAATGTTCTGTAGTAAAAGCTAAAACCTATGTTGATAAACATGGAATTAAACGAATAGAAACTATTGAGAATCATTAATGAAAAAATTTGAATTTTACATTATTATTATTTTAATTACTCTTATTTTAGGAGTTAGTTTATTAAGTTGTAGTAAAGAAAAATATCCTAATAAAATGGATAGCATCGCTAAGGCTTTATCTACAATAAAAAAATGAGAGGTTGTATTTATTGGGTTTGTAAAGGGTTTTGTCTATTGTTAAAAGATTGCAAATGTAATAAACTAAATAAAAATGAAACTATCAGCAAACTTCCAGTTAAGTGAGTTAGTTAAATCTCAAGTAGCAGAGCGTAAAGGAATACCAAATAATCCCTCTCCCTCTCATATTGATAATTTAAAATCCCTCTGTGTAAATGTTCTACAACCCATTAGATCACACTTTGAATCTCCTGTTAATGTTTCTTCCGGTTATCGTTCAGCAGAACTTTGTATCGCAATTGGATCGAAACCTACATCGCAGCATGCCGAAGGTAAGGCCGCTGATATAGAAGTGGTAGGCGTTGATAATAAAGAACTAGCACAATGGATTAAAGATAATTTAGAATTTGATCAATTGATTCTTGAATTTTATCGAGATGGTGAGCCCGACAGCGGCTGGATTCATGTATCATGGAATTCAGACGAAAATAGAAATCAAACTTTAAGAGCTATAAAAGTAGAGGATAAAACAGTATATAAACCATGGTAATATCTAGAGGACAAATATCTAAACAATTAGAACCAGGTCTTGGTAATCAAAATTTAAAAAAATTTAAAAAAGTTATTAAAAAGACCCATGGAACGCCATATAAAAAAACCAAATCCAATCGCAAAAGAAGTAAGGTCTAGAAGATTTAAGTCTCAAGTGGTACAATCAGGTAAGTTGTACAACCGCAAAAAGGAGAGAATTAACACTCTCAAAGCGGCCGCTATTAAATTGGAGGAATAAATGTTTAAAAAAATAAAAAACAAACTATGTGAATTAATATGTAAGGTATTTGGTATTACTAGATGCATATGTGATCACGATTGTAATTGTAAAAAGGTAAAATAATGGCTACTTCGGGCACTACTTCTTTCAATTTAACCATTGATGAAATTATAGACGAATCTTTTAACAGATGTGGTATGCGTGTTAATTCTGGGATGGACATGAAAAGAGCAAGAAGAAATTTAAATATTTTATTTTCTGAATGGGGTAATAGAGGAGTTCATTTATGGAAGGTTGCACTAAAGGAACAATTATTAGTAGCTGGTACAGCTAATTATACAACTCCTTCTGATTGTAACGATGTATTAGAGGCTTATGTTTCAACTGGATCAGGAATAGGTCCTTCTATTCAAGATGTCTCCATAACTAAAATTGACAGATCTGCTTATGCTGCTTTACCTAACAAAGGTAACACAGGACAACCTTCTCAATACTATGTAGATAGACAAGAAACTCCAATTATTTATTTATATCAAGCTCCTGACGCAACAACTTATACTTATTTAAAATATTATTACATGCAAAGAATTGAAGACGCTGGAGCATATAGTAATACACCCGATGTCGTGTTTAGATTTTTACCATCACTTGTAGCTGGATTGGCTTACTATATTTCGTTTGAAAAAAAACCAGAATTAACTCAAGCATTAAAATTAGCTTACGAAGATGAATTAGCTAGAGCTTTAGATGGAGATGGTTCTAGAACTTCTTTATATATTACTCCTCAAACCTTTTACGGAGACGGTGTATAATGGGTGGATATGCTACAGGAAAATATTCTAAAGCCATTTCAGATAGAAGTGGTCAAGAGTTTCCATACAAAGAAATGGTTAAAGAATGGAATGGATCGTTAGTCCACTATTCTGAATATGAAGCTAAACATCCTCAAATAAGAAGAAAAACTATTGTAGCAGATAGGATTGCTATTAAAAATTCTAGAACACAAGATTTTACTTTTCAATCAGGTGGTTCTATGTGGACTACTATTAATTTAACTTTACCAGGAGAATTTGCATACATGTCCTCTGGTATGGAGCCAGATGATGGCTCTGAACAAAATAGACAAAGACAATTACAACCAGTTACAGGGAGTGTTACAATAGTAATATCATAATATGGCTATCACATATACGGATTTTTTAACTCAAGTAAGAAACTATACAGAAGTAGATTCTAGTGTTTTAAGTAATACTTTATTAGATCAATTTATACGACAAACTGAATTAGAAGTAGCTGGAAAAGTAGATTATGATGATTTACGAAGATATGCTACAGCAAATTTTATAACAGGACAAAGATATTTAAATAGACCAAGCGATGAATTAGTTATCAGATCTTTACAAGTTTTTAATACAACAAATGCTTCAGGTACAAGAAGTTTTTTAGAAAAAAGAGATACAAGTTTTATTACTGAATACAATGGATCAGGAGCAACAGGATTACCTAAATATTATGCTAATTGGAACGAAAATAATTTTGTAGTTGCACCAACACCAGATAATACTTATTTGTGCCAACTTAATTATATTATTGATCCTCCACATTTTACTTCTACTAATTCTACTTATCTTGCACAATACCAAGATGGTTTATTACTATATGGTGTTTTAACTCAATGTTTTTCTTATCTTAAAGGCCCTATAGATATGTACAACCTCTATAAAAGCAAGTATGATGAGAGTATGCAAGCTTTTGCTTTACAACAAATGGGCAGAAGACGTAGAGGAGAATACGATGATGGAGTACCTAGAATTAAGGTACCTTCACCATCACCATAAAAAATTAATAAGGAGAAAATAAAATGGCAATTACAACAAATGCAATAACAAACACATTTAAAGAAGATACTTTAAAAGGGTTGCATGATTTTACACCATCTACAGGTGATGTATTTAAATTAGCATTATACAATAACACAGCATCTATTGGTGCGGACACTACTTCATACGCAGCTGGTATCACAGGACAAGTTCCAGATACTGGTCAGTATGCTGCAGGTGGCGGAGCATTAGTGAACGCTTTAGTATCAGTAAACGGAACAACGGCTTTCGTTGACTTTAATGATTTATCATTCACTGGAGTTACTCTAACAGCTAGAGGAGCTTTAATTTACAATACATCTGAAACTAACAAATCAGTATGTGTGTTAGATTTCGGTGGAGATAAAACAGCTACTTC